TCTGGAACAATCAAGACACAGTCCGTTGCCGCTGGTGGCGCAACGATTGCAGTAGGACAAGCAGTAACTATTACTCCTTGGGCATAGTATAAACTTATGGCAAGAGTTAGAGGAGGAGGTGCAGGCAAGGGCCCACGCCCTGCTGCCCTCCCCTCTGCTCAAGAAATGTTAGGCGCGATGGGAAAGCCTTATGGCTTTGGCCCAAAACAAACTAGAGGAATGGCAAACATTCTTTCTCAAGAGGGCGGATTTCAAAGTCCATTTGCTGCATTACCTGTAGCAGCATCTTCTGGCGAATTTTTTGAAACAATTACTTTATTAAACGCAGATGAAACAATGCGTTACTACAATCCTCAAAGTCCTAGCGAAGTTGCAAAAAGAAATCAAGCAGGAGAAGCGGTCTTTCCAGGACTTGGAGAAGACGTCTATTACATAGACGCTCAAGGAAACTTCGTAGACCGTTCTGCTGGTCGTAAATATTACGACGAAGACTTAGACACAGGTGAAGTTGTTATTCCTGGTGAAAAGGGACCGCAGTTTGGAGAATCAGACGCTCCTGCTCCCCTGTCTTTAGTTCCAACTTCTACAACCAATCCTGAACGTCCACGAACAGTGGCTGCTGGATATGACCGTCAGCGCTCTGTTTTAACCGTCGTATTTCGTGATGGCACCTATTACAACTACTACGAAGTTAGTACAACAGAATGGCAAGACTTTAAGCGTCGAGTGTCTAAGGGTCAGTACATTTACAAAGTTTTAGACTACAAACCTCGCGGACCAGCAAGCGTATCCTCGCTTCCTGCGTACGCACGCACGGCTCTGTACAAGGTAACACGTGCTATACAATTGACAAACGAACGAAAGCAGTATGACCGTTTGGCAAAAAAGAACACTCCAAAACCACCGAAAGCAAGTAAACCAAGAAAGCGATAAATGCCAAAGGCACACAACATCGGACCATTATTTGTTCAAGTAACCAAGTTCCCATATGAATGGGACGGAAAATACTTAGTACGTGGTTGGACTCAAGAGATAGAGGAGCCTTTCAGAACCTCTACACCCCTCATATTTAGGCTTCCTAATTACAAGGCTCTAGTTGTAGGTCGATGGACTGGTGCAAAAAGTGAGGAAGAAGCGCTAAACTCGGCCTTAGAAAGGCGGGATGTAACTTACGATGATTTTACGGAAAAAGCGGGATGGACACCAGCCCCAGACTCGGATAGAGAAACGAGTAGCATCGATTTCCACCCCAGACTTGATAGCCTGGATGGAGCACTCGATGTATCTGATTGGCAAACACATAACGATTTATCAGAAACAAAATAGCGTTGCAGATTTAGATGAAGTTTTAATGGGGGCAGAAGCCTTCCATGCTATTGCCAAAGAATTGAAGAAAAGACACGTATCCTGATATGATTACTAAGCGTTGCCTCTCTACAGGTCTAGCGTTGACCCACCCAAAAGGTGGGTCGCGCTGTTTAATGGGTGTATATGGAAGACAATAAGTTTGAAGAGATAAACCCTGAGTTCTATCTTCAGGATGAAGCGCCTGTTGAAGAGTCTATTGATGAGCCTTTAGACGAATTATCTCAACAGTTTGTAGACAAACTAATAGATAAGATGCTTGAGTTTCTCAAGGTGCTTGTAGGACATGATTTACACCCCTATCAAAAACCTCTTGCACGTCGCATTATGGAGTCTGTGATTATCAATGATGGTGAAGAAATCACTGCTCTTGCTTCTCGTCAGTCAGGTAAATCTGAAACAGTTGCAGACACCGTTGCAACAATGATGATTCTTCTTCCTAGACTTGCAAAACTATATCCAGATTTGTTAGGTAAATTTAAAGATGGAATTTGGGTTGGATTGTTCGCTCCAACAGAGTCACAAGCCGAAACTTTGTTTGGACGTACAGTCACACGACTCAGTTCAGAACGTGCTTTAGAAATTATGGATGACCCAGAGATTGATGACACAGCCGCACGCGTGGGAGGCGTTACTCGTCAGATTCGTTTGAAAAAATCTGGTTCAACTATCACAATGATGACCGCTAACCCACGAGCAAAGATTGAATCTAAGTCGTTTCACCTTGTCATCATTGACGAGTGTCAAGAAGCAGATGATTTTGTTGTATCAAAGTCTATTAGTCCAATGCTTGCGTACTACGCGGGTACGATGGTTAAAACTGGAACTCCAACTACTAGTAAAAATAACTTCTATCGTTCTATTCAATTGAATCGTAGACGACAGACAGGCCGTGCTGCACGACAAAATCATTTCCAATGGGATTGGAAAGATGTTTCAAAATTTAATCAAAATTACGAGAAGTTCATTCGTAAAGAGATGCTTCGTATTGGTGAAGATTCTGATGAATTTCAGATGTCGTACAACTGCAAGTGGTTGTTAGAACGAGGAATGTTTGTTACTTCATCAATTATGGATGAATTAGGAGATACTTCTCAAGAACTTGTTAAGTCGTGGCACAAAACACCTGTTGTTGTTGGTATCGACCCTGCTCGTAAGACAGACAGCACTGTGGTAACAGTTGTGTGGGTTGATTGGGATAGACCCGATGAGTTCGGTTACTTTGACCATAGAATTTTAAATTGGCTAGAAATGCAAGGAGATGACTGGGAAGAACAGTACTATCAAATTGTTAACTTTCTAGAAAACTACGATGTGCTCGCTGTGGGCGTAGATGCTAACGGTGTTGGCGACGCGGTGGCACAGAGATTAAAACTACTTTTGCCAAGAGCGGAGGTAATGTCCTTAACCTCTAGTCCATCAGAGCAGTCAAAACGGTGGAAACACTTGCAGGCCTTAATTCAAAGACGAATGATTTCTTGGCCATCTCATGCAAAAACTAGGCGTCTAAGAACTTGGAAACGGTTCTATCAGCAGATGGTGGATGCAGAGGTCCAATACAAAGGTCCAAATTTCCTTGTAGCCGCTCCTGACGAATCCTATGCACACGACGACTTTGTAGACTCATTAGCAATTGCCTGTTCTTTAACACAAGACCTAGTAATGCCAGAAGTTGTGGCTTCTAGCAATCCTTTCTTCGGTTAAGCCACACAAAGTAGTAAAAAGGGTAGAAACTATCTACCAGGTATACCTAAACCTAGAAACAAGGAGTCTCCAATGGCTATTTCTCCAGCACCTCGCTTTCCAGAGCGTGCACCAAATGTCTACGAGCGCAAAATGGGTGACAACCCAGTACGTCGTGGACCACTACGCTTTGAAGAAGGCGTAGCAACTGATACCGATGTTCCAAACGATTTTGTTAAGGGAATGCAACAGGGTTCAGCAGTTGCTCCTGGTCGTCCAAATCGTAATGCTCCAGTCTGGCAGAAGTCTGCCGCTGAAACTTTGTCTGAGCGTGCACACGTAGGTTCTGCTGCATGGATTGAAGCACCTACCATGCTCGGTGAGTTTGCTCATGGCACTTACACAGACCGTGCAGAACAGATGATTGAAACTGTTGTACGTTCTGGTGGCCGCCAACAGCGTCCAGCCCCAACTGTCGTAAACGACTAGTTATTTAACAACCTAGACCCGCTCATACGGTAGTGTATGGGCGGGACTAGGATGTATTCGGAGGAGATTCAGTGAGAAAACCTGCTAATCCAAAATTGTATGCGATGTTTGTCGCACAGGCCAAAGCAAAGTATTCAAAGTGGCCTAACCCTGGAGCAAGTGCTTGGGTTGCAAAAAAGTATAAAGAAGCAGGCGGACAATACACTGAAACAACAGAAGCAGACCGTCGTCACAAGATGGCAGTAAAAAAACAACAAAAACAATTATCTGAAAAAAAGAGTTCTAAAAAAGAAGATAAGAAATCCGAAAAGGATAAAGGCAAGAAGTAATGTCATTTCTTGATTTCACGCCACCGTCGTATCGTGCAGCGTCATCTGACCTTACTATCTCTATTTCACCACTTGGTCTTGTAGAACTTGCTGATGAAGAATTTGAGGTTCACGGTCCTCGTTTAAACCGTTATTCGCTTAACTGGGCGATGTACCTAGGACACCATTGGGGTTATCGTCGTGAACAAGGCGAAATGCAAATTGCAGTTAATTATTACCGTGCCTTTAATGATTACCTTTCTAGGTTCGTGTTTGGTCGTGGCGTTCACTTTCGCTCTCCTAAATCAACTGAAGCGATTATTCCAGACCGTCTTGAACGCATTTGGGAAATCGATAATGACAAAATGCGAGTCCTACTTGAGATGGGACAACAAGGCGGTATCACAGGCGACGTATTCGTCAAAGTAGCCTACGAAGAGCCTTGGACAGACTCTGCTGGCATGTTCCACCCTGGACGTGTTCGCATTCTGCCTATGAATTCATCATTCTGTTTTCCTGAGTTCCACCCACATGATAGAAGCCGTCTTCTTAGATTCAAACAGAAGTATCGTTTCTGGGGAACCTCTCTTGAAGGTACACGTCAAGTGTTTACCTACACTGAAATTTTGACCGATGACGTAATTGAAGAGTACATCAACGATGAACTCATTGACTCACGTCCAAATCCACTTGGTCTTATTCCAGTGGTACACATTCCTAACGTTCCTGTTTCAGGTTCACCGTGGGGTCTCTCGGACGCACACGACATCATCACTATAAACCGTGCATATAACGAAATTAGCACCGATGTTGCAGACATCATTAACTATCACGCTTCTCCTGTGACAGTTATCGTTGGTGCTAAAGCCTCTAACCTTGAGAAAGGTGCTAAGAAGGTTTGGGGCGGTCTTCCAAAAGACGCTCAAGTCTTCAATCTTGAAGGTGGTGCGCAAGGAATTGATGGCGCACTTAAATATCTTGAGTTATTAAAACGCTCAATGCATGAAATTATGAACATTCCAGAAACTGCGCTAGGACAAGTTCAGCCAATTTCTAATACATCAGGTGTTGCTCTTTCTATTCAATATCAGCCACTGATGAATCGCTACTCTCAAAAGGTAGCCCAATATGGCAAGGGTTTAGAGCGAATCAATGAACTTGCACTTCGCACCCTTGCTATCAAGGAACCACAAACATTCTTGTACAACCCAAATGAGGATGGTCCAATCAAAGAAGGTCAACTAGACCGCCTTGACCCAAATGACCCTCTGTCATACATGAACTACGTACAGTTCCCTCCTCCACTTCCTCTTGATAAGTTAATTGTTCTTAATGAAATCCAAACCAAACTAGGAATGGGTCTTGAGTCAAAAGAAGGAGCGCTGCGAACACTTGGAGAAGAATTCCCAGAAGAGAAACTTCAAGAGATTCGTCGTGAACTTGTAGAAGATGCTAAGGCCGACGGTGCTCTGGCTCTCGTCAAAGTTCAAATTCAAAAACAAATTCAAGATATGACTGGAATGATGCCTGGACCAGATGGTTCAAGCGCAATTCCAATGCAACCTACCCAATTAGGTGACGGGGATGTGATGGGTGATGGCGTTGAAGGAGCCCCAACTCCTGAAAAAGTCGAAGACCCAATGGTTCAAGAAGCAAAAGCAATAGAAGACCAGGCAGAAATGGCTATTAGAAATGACCTAGTAACCCAAGCCTACGGCACAAAAATTCCGCAAAGAAGGGCGGTAGACAGAGAGTAAGTTTCCAACTGTAAAAAGTTTGGAATATACCGAGACAATAGCATTTAAATGTAATGCAATTATCTCATAATAACCCAGGGACACGCCGCAAGGCATACGGACAACGACTCAAGAAAGATAAGTGATTACTATGGATAACGTACTAGAAACGGATGCATCACTGTCATCAGTTGATGTGTCGATAGCGAGTGGTGAGCCAACTATGTCAGTACCTTCGTACACAGCCGATGATATTGCAAAGGCACGTGAACAAGAGAAGGCTAAGTTGTACCCACAACTTGAAAAGATGAAAGAAGAACTCGCATCTCTTAAAAAAGAGCGTGAGGAAGCGGCGGCCCGTGAAGCAGAGCGTCAAACACGAATTGCTGAAGAGGAAAACCGTGCAGCACAGTTGAAGAAGGAACAGGAAGAGAATGAACTGTCCTTCAAAGACCTTCTCAAAAAGAAGGAGCAAGAATTTCAATCTCAGTTAGAGAATGAACGTCTTGAAAGAGAACGTGCTATTGCACTCCTAGACCAGGAGCGCAAATTCCAAGAGTTGATGAATTATCGTCAGGCTCGTTTGGAACAGGAAAGAGAAAACATCATTCCTGAACTAATCGATTTAATTGAAGGTGATTCACAAGATGCAATTGAGCAGAGCATCGCAACTTTAAAAGAAAAATCTGCTCGAATTCTCGATTCCGCTCAACAGGCTATGCAGTCTGCACGAGCACAAATGGCAGGACCACGCGTAACTGCGCCTGCCGCAGGACCCCTCGATAATGATTCGTCACAACAAACGTTAACTCCTGATTCAATCAGGGATATGTCATTGGCAGACTATGCGAAACAACGAGCCAAATTACTTGGCAATGCAGCATCAAATCGTGGTCAGGGACTGTTCGGTTAACCCAAACATCTATCTAGAAAGGACTTGACCTAAATGGCAAGTGCAATTACAGGTACTGGTCAACTAGCCAGCGCCCCTACCGCTTATTCGGGCTCTAATACATCCCTGAATCAAGCAATCCAGACAATCTGGTCGAAGGAAATCCTCTTCCAGGCAATGCCAATTCTTCGTTTCGAACAGTTTGCAGTTAAGAAGACTGAACTAGGAGTTGCTCCTGGTCTTCGTGTTAACTTCCTTCGTTACAAGAACTTTGCAGTAGACCCATCTCCTCTAACAGAAGGTGTTCGTATGACAACGAACGCTCTTACTGCAGAGCAGATTGCTATTACTGTTGCAGAACACGGCTACGCAGTAGCAGTTTCTGAACTTCTTCTTAATGCATCCTTCGATGACGTAATGGCTTCTGCTTCACGTCTTCTTGGTCGCCACATGGCACAGTACCTCGATGTACAGGCACGTAACACACTCTCTGCAGCAACTTCTGCAGTGTTCGGTTATGACCGCTCTTCACTACAGGGTGTCAATGACTGGTACAACGAAGGAACTGCAGCAACTTCATTTGCAGGACTTGATGGTAACTTCAAGTTGACTACAGGTGCAGTTAAGGATGCTGCCCTTACCCTTGCTGGTAAGAACATTCCACGTCTCGGTGAGACATACGTACAGTTCGTACATCCAAAGCAGTCACGTGATATTCGTTCGAACCCAGAGTTCATCGAAGTCACCAAGTACGCTGCTCCAGGAAACTTCATGCTCGGTGAAATTGGACGTCTCTATGACGTAGTATTCATCGAAACAACACAGGTTAAGAAGTTGTCTGCAAACGCAGGCTACACAACCTCTTCAAGCGTAGGCGTTCCTGCGTCTCAGATTGAGGTTCCTGTTAAGGCTAACACTCGCCCAGGTTCAGGTGGTAACCCAGAGTCTTCTGATTACACTGCAGAAAAGGGTTATCTAACTTCCGCAACTGGAAATGATGCAGAAGTTTATGAATCTATCATGATTGGTGACAACGCATTTGGTCACGCAATCTCCCTCCCAGTTGAACTTCGTGATGGTGGTGTTCTTGACTTTGGTCGTGAGCACGCTCTTGCTTGGTACGCAATTTGGGGTCTTGGTGTTATCACAGACCAGGCTATCGTCAAGGTCTACACCAACTAGTTTTACCTTATGTCTGGGAGCCATACTCCTTCTTTGGCTCCCAGACATAAACAACCACACAACTTAGGAGAACAAATACCGTGGCAAATAAAGCAACAAGTCCATTGGATGCAACAGGAGTTGCAGCCGAAAAAGCAGCAAAAAAGAATGCTGCAGAATTAAAAAAGCGACAAGAAGAAATCTCTATCGCTAATCAGTTAGAGGCAGAGTCTCTTGAAAAAGATATCTTTGACCCAAAGAAACCAGACGCTCCACTCGTATTAGATGAGATTGAGGACGTCGGAGTATCAGTGTCGAATGAGTACGTAGTCATTCGAACAATTACAGACATTGATGACATGACTTTTGGTGTCGTAAATGGAACTCCGCAAAGTTATTCCTTTAAATCAGGTGTTAAGTACCGTGTTCCACGGCACATTGCTGATTACTTGGAACAACTTGGATACATTTGGCGGCCTAACTAAGCCGTCGCAAGTAGTCCGCCCTCAACTGGTTCCCGCCCTCCTCCCAGTTGGGGGTCGGACCTTTTTTGTGCTGTGAATTTGGCAATTACAAGAGAGAATTGCCACACCTAGTTTTGGAGGTTCCGTGGCTACACTCTCAGTTCTGTCTGACAGACTGCGCTATGAAATTGGCGATATTCCAAAATCTTTTGTGTACACATTTACAGCAGACGGAACCACAAATCGTTTTCTAGTTCCATATTCTCCTTTAGATGGAGCCAATCTAGTTATTACAAAAAATGGAACTAATATTTCAGATGATGTTGAGGTAGAAGAAGCCACAGGTTACATAGTTTTTGACACTGTACCCGCAGACGGAGATGACATTATCGTTGCTGGAAACTACTTTAAATACTTTACATCCAGAGAAGTCGAACACTATGTTTCAACTGCATTTACAGAACACTCTTTAAATCACACAGATTCTTACGGGCGCACGATGACAATTGCAAATCTTCCTGGAGTTGAAGAGTACCCTGTAGTTGTGCACGCATCTGTTCTTGCACTGTATGCCTTAGCAAATGATGCTGCATTTGACATTAACGTGTTTGCACCAGACGGTGTAACAATTCCTCGTTCTGAACGTTATCAGCAGTTAATGCAAATGGCTCAGGCTCGTCAAGCACAGTACCGTGAATTATGTTCACAACTTGGTATTGGTATGTACAAGATTGACGTGTTCAGTGTTCGTAGAATTTCTAAAACAACTAATCGCTATGTTCCAATCTATCAACCTATGGAAGTTGATGATAGGTCCACACCAATTCGTGTGTTTGTTCCAATTCCAACATATGGTGGAACACAACCAGAAGTCACTGCTCTTGTTCAAGACCTCTATATTTATGAAGGCGATGACTACACCTTTAACGTGGTGTTTGACTTTGAATTAGACACCTACACTCCAACTGCGGAAATAAGACAGATGCCAGGAAGTTCTGCTCTTATAACGTCCTTCACTATTACAAAACCAGATGTTGGTACAGGTGATGGAGCAGGACTTCGTACTCTACAGTTGGACCTCAACGAAGACCAGACTCGTATGCTTCCTGGAACGTCCTATTACGACATTCAAATGGTTGATGCAGATGGCGTTACAAAGACGTACGTCACAGGTAAAATCTTCAAGACTAAAGAGGTGACTACTGAATGAGCCAATACGTAAGACCAGGGGCTAACTCAACGACGTATGTAAACGACGTTATTAGCATAACTACGCCTTCTGGAACGGTGTCTTACGGCACACCAGGAACCTCAGCAGAAGTAGTAATTCCAGACCTTGCTTACGCCCACACGCAAGGGACGTCAAGTGCTACTTGGACAATAAATCACAATCTTGACTTCTATCCTAACGTTACAGTTTTGGATTCTGCAGGTACAATCGTCGAGGGCGAAATTAACTACACCACTCGGAATCAAGTCGTACTCACATTCGCTGCAGCATTTAGTGGCAAAGCCTACCTATCGTAAGGAGACCTTGAGTGGCACGTAAATATTTAACCCCAATTGATTTAACTAAGTTAGAACTTCAGAATGCTCGAATTCAAAACTTAGCAACAGCACCAGGAAGCCCAGTAGTTGGTCAAGTCTACTTTGACACTGCTCTTGGATTTTTACGTGTATGGAATGGTACTGCTTGGGTAAACACTAGCGAAGGTGCACAAGGAACACAGGGAACTCAAGGCTCTGTTGGTGCAACTGGTGCGCAGGGAACACAAGGAACTGCTGGTGCGCAAGGTCTTGACGGTGCTAACGGAACACAAGGAACTCAGGGTTCTCAAGGAACACAGGGCACACAAGGAACTTTAGGTTCGCAAGGTACACAAGGTACAGAGGGTATTCAAGGTTTAGACGGTGCTAATGGTGCGCAAGGTACACAAGGTACGCAGGGCACACAAGGTACTGAAGGACAGCAAGGCGTACAAGGTACGCAAGGCACACAAGGTGTTCAAGGAACACTTGGTGCTCAAGGAGTTCAAGGAACTGAAGGAGCGCAGGGCACACAGGGAACTGAAGGAGCACAGGGAACACAAGGAACGCAAGGAACAGAGGGTGCACAAGGAACAGAAGGTGCTCAAGGTACAGAAGGTGCTCAAGGTACAGAAGGCGCTCAGGGCGTACAAGGAACCGAAGGTACACAAGGTGTACAAGGTAAAGAAGGCTCCTTTGGTGGTATCTCGTTTGAGTACAACTACGATGCCGTTTATACAATGGCAGACCCAGGCAATACTTATGTTCGCCTTAACAATTCTTCAAATTCTTCAGCAACAGCACTTGCAATTGATGACGTAAATGCTGCTTCAGTAGATATTCATCCTTATCTACAGACAATTGATGACTCTACTTCAACAATCAAGGGTCACGTAAAGATTTCGCTAAAGTCTGATAGCAATACATTTGCTCTCTACACAATTAGCAACGTAACAGATAATGCAACATGGTTTGAAGTAGCCATTGCGTATGTATCTGGTAATGGTTCATTTACAGATGAAGACGATGTAATTTTAACTTTTGCTCGTACTGGTGACGTTGGTGCTCAGGGTACGCAAGGCGTACAGGGTACGACTGGTGCACAGGGAGCAGAAGGAGCGCAAGGCACACAGGGCACCGAAGGTGCACAGGGTGCTGAAGGAACGCAAGGCGTTCAAGGAACTGAAGGTGCTCAAGGAACTCAAGGAACCGAAGGTGCACAGGGAACCCAAGGAACTCAAGGAACTCAAGGAGTCGAAGGACAACAAGGAGTACAAGGAACTCAGGGTACGCAAGGCGTACAGGGTACTGAAGGTACGCAAGGCGCTCAGGGTACTGAAGGTATTCAGGGTCTTGACGGTGCTAACGGTGCACAGGGAACTCAAGGTACTCAAGGTACAGAGGGTTCACAGGGTACAGAAGGTCAGCAAGGAACCCAGGGTACACAGGGTGTACAGGGAACTGTAGGTGCGCAAGGCACACAGGGAACTCAAGGTACTGATGGAACTCAGGGTGCTGAAGGTGCTCAAGGTTCGCAAGGTACTGTCGGTGCACAGGGAGTTCAAGGAACCACTGGTACACAGGGTGTACAGGGTTCTGAAGGTACTCAAGGTACTGCTGGTTCTAATGCCACCGTTACAGAAGGTTTTGGTATCCAAGTTGTTGCAGGTCAAGTATCTGTTGACACAACAGAGATTGCGACTCGTGACTATGTAGATGCAACCGCCCAAGGATTAGATGTAAAACTATCAGTACGTGCTGCTTCTTCTGCCGCACTTGCTGCATACACCTTCTCAAATACAGGTGGTGGAACTCTTACAGCAACTGCTAATGGAGCCATCTCTGTCGGTGGAGTAAGCCCTGCACAGGGACAGCGTGTCCTTATCAAGGATGAGGCTGGTGCTAACCAGAAGTACAACGGTATCTACATCGTTGCAACTGCTGGTGATGGAAGCACTCCATGGGAATTGATGCGTGCAGACGATGCGAACTCTTCAGCAGATGTAACTGCAGGTATGTTTACCTTCGTAGAAGAAGGAACTTACGCAGATACTGGCTGGGTACTTTCAACCAACCAGACAATTACTCTCAATACAACTGCCCTAACATTCACACAGTTCTCAGGCGCAGGCGCGTACACATGGGGAGCAGGTCTTAGCAATACAGGCACAACAATTGATGTTGGTGCAGGTACTGGTATCACTGTTGACTCTTCAAACGTAAATGTTGATACCACAGTAGTTGCTCGTAAATTCACGACAACAATCGGTGATGGAAGCGCAACTTCGTTTACAGTAACACACAATCTTGGAACACGTGGAGTTATGGTCTCGGTATATAACGCTGCTGCTAACTACGAAGAAGTTGTTGTTGACGTCGAAAAGACCTCAACAAACACGATAACAGTCAAGTTCGCCGAAGCCCCTGCAAATAATGCTTACGTAGTGGCGGTTGTTGGCTAATGAGCAAAAAAGCCCTTGTTCCAGTAAATGTTTTCGCATCTGATAACATTCCTCTTGGTCGTTTTCCAGGAGACCTTTACTGGAACACAGATGAACGTCGTTTATTTGCTTTTGACGGCGTTTCTTGGCTTCAACTAGTACCGCTTGCAGATGCAGACATTGTTGAAGGCGGAAATGAAGCCGCTGGCTCCGATACTTACGACACAACTGCAGAAGGCGGAGACGAGAACGCTGGAAGCGATGCTTACACAAGTTCCTACGATGGTGGAGGAGTGACAGTATAAAATGGCAGTCCGTATACAACTTAGACGCGGTACCGCAGCAGAGTGGTCTGCAAATAATCCGACCCTTGCTGCTGGTGAAGTTGGTATTGAAACCGACACGCTCAAGATAAAGATTGGTAATGGCTCCACTGCTTGGAACTCTCTTGGCTATGGCGGATTACAGGGTATTCAAGGAACCACAGGCGCACAAGGTGTTCAGGGAACTCAAGGTGTGCAGGGAGTTCAGGGAGTACAGGGAACTCTTGGTGCAACTGGAGCCCAAGGTACACAGGGAACTCAAGGTACACAGGGAACTCAAGGTACTCAAGGCACTCAAGGCACTCAAGGTCTTGATGGTCAAACAGGTGCGCAAGGAACCCAAGGTGTACAGGGCGAGACTGGTTCTCAAGGAACCCAAGGAACGCAAGGCACAGTAGGAGCGCAAGGAACGCAGGGTACTCAGGGTGTACAAGGAGAGACTGGAACTCAAGGCTCTGTTGGCGATACTGGCGCACAGGGAGTGCAGGGAACTCAAGGCACTCAAGGAGTACAAGGTCAGGTTGGTTCTCAAGGAACTGTTGGCTCTCAAGGCACTGTTGGTTCTCAAGGTACACAGGGTACTCAGGGAACTTTAGGTGCTCAAGGCACTCAGGGAACTCAAGGTACGCAGGGTACGCAGGGAACTCAAGGCACTCAAGGAGTTCAAGGTTCTCTTGGAACGCAGGGTGCTACTGGTACTTTCGGTGGAGAAACCCACGAATATAACTTCCTGACTGATACAGGTAACACTGACCCAGGAAACGGTAACTTTAAGTTCAACAATGCAACCATTTCAAGCGCTACTGTACTTTACATTGACAATGTTGACTTTAACTCAAATAACATTTCACAGTTACTTGCAACTATAGATGACTCAACCTCTGGAATTAAAGGAACTATTAAATTTACTGAGGTTGGAGATGCAAACAGTTTTGCCTTCTTCCAAATCACAGGCACGCATACGCACGAAAGCGGCGGCGCATACTTCAGCGTTCCTATCGCACACGTAACAGGAACTCTTTCTGTTGTAAACAACGATAACGTATACCTTACCTTTGCACGTGTTGGTGACAAGGGAGACACTGGTGCACAGGGAACTCAAGGCACTCAAGGAGTGCAAGGAACTTTGGGTACGCAAGGTGCTCAAGGAACTCAAGGAACTGTAGGTTCTCAAGGTACTCAAGGCACCCAAGGCGTACTAGGTACAACTGGTGCTCAAGGAACCCAGGGAACACAGGGAATTGATGGAACTCAAGGAACACAGGGCTCTCTTGGAACGCAAGGTTCTCAAGGCACAGTAGGAGCCCAAGGAGTCCAAGGTACTCAAGGTATTCAAGGAACTCAAGGTACTGCTATTCAGGGAACACAAGGTACTGCTGGAACATCCCCTTCAGGAAGCGCTACAGTTTCAGATGTCTTGATGCTAGGTGGTATGTAAAAACTCTGTACTGCCCCAGTGGATTTGGCTTTTACGGGCTGCCTCTAAATCAAATTTCACTGGCTTGTATACAGTTGGTTTCAGAGTATACGTAGCAAACCGCATTTGGTTTTGCTCTGCCTTCATTCTAAAGTTAAACACATACCAATCTACTGGTGCCGTAATTCCACGTGTAGCAATATCTTTCAACGCTTTTTCTGCGCCCCTTCTACTGACAACGTAGGCTGCACAAGACCACTGTTGATACGACCTACAGACATGCTCTTCATAGATATCGTGCTGTTGTTCATCGTATGCAAATAAAGAATCCTCTGGAACAAACAGTGAGAAGAAGTCCCAAGTAGGAAGCAGTTCTTTCATATAAGAATGAGCAATTACCTCAAAATTTTTGCTTAGTACAACATCGTCTTCAAATATAAACATTACATCGTGACTGCTATTTAAAAAGTTTTTATAAGCCAACCAGTTGCTTGCCCAAACCCCAATCACTCCAGAACTAGGAGGGAAAGTTTCTCCAGGCTGTGCATAGTCCTGCACGGTGTTCACTATAAAGTCTGGATTTTCATCCATAAACTTTTGGGCTTTTTCTGCTGTATTCAGGTACATTGTTTGTGAACCAAGTCTAGGCAGAAATGACATGGTCTTTAAAACGCCCTCATAAGAACGATTTCTTACTTCATTTCCAGTATCAGTGTGAAAAACTTCAAAGCAGGCACTCATAGTTTTTGTATCCAAACTTGATACCCCACCTCAAGTAGCCTGTAACGGTCTTTACAGACTGCTAGAAAGGCATCCACACCTCTCTTAGGCTCTAGATACCTGTCACCGTTGTAGTTCCACTCGTAGTCATCAAAAGCCATAACTCCACCTGGTTCTAAAACCTTAAATGCATTGAGACCATCTAGAGCAGTCTGTAGGGCCGTGTGGTCACCATCGATGTAGATAAAGTTAAAGGTCTTGTCATTAATGTTGAAGAACTCATCACTTGTCATTTTGCACTTTACTACTCGTAAATCTGCAGTTCGTGAATCGTAATATTCTTCAATTGATTTAAAGTCTAAAGATTCGTGCGCCTTCTCTTCACTTCCTGCCCACGTATCGACATCGTGCAGGCGTTCTATTTCTCTGTTGTTCAATAACCAGATGGTGGCATCTCCCGTGTACGCGCCCACCTGTAGGGCACGTAATCGTTCTTTAGGAACGTGACGAAAGTACTTCTCTACATCCTTGAACCAATTTGGAAACACTAAAATAACCTCATGTTATTGAGACATCCGTTTACATATTCTGGAGCCATCTTGTGGTCGTCAAGAAGATGTTGAAACAAGGTCTTGCTCTCTTCTCTGCGACCAATCCACCAACTAGACACAGCCTTTTCAAACAGCAAACAATAAGAGCCGTAGTATTCAACCCAACCTGGTAGTGGAGTATTCAAAGTCAATGACGAATATTGCAACCCTACTTCTGCAAATGTATAGGTTTTTATCCAATCTTTGCGATACTCGTAGTAGCGAGCCAATAAGAAATAGGCCTCTGGTCTACTAGGCATAAATGCAATTGCATGATGCAGCGTATTTAACACTGTAGCGCTGCGGTCTTGTTGACGTGACCAGCAGAGAGCCATTTTTAATAATGAGGTATAGGTTAATAATGGGTCACTCTTGTATCCTAAATCTGCAGCCCTAAGAAAGAATCCAGCAGCAGAGGAATGTTGCTTTAATCGCTCGTATTCTTCTGCTAATGCAAAGTTCTTTTTAGCATCCTTTGTATCTGCAGCAAGGTCAATGACCAGTTCTTTAAGCGCCATAAGCCAATGCCTCCGTAATCATCTCGTTGACCACATGAGTAGGGACTTCAAGTAGAAATGCACAGTTGTCCTGCACTCCAAAACTTAACAGTACGTTGCCATCTTTAACTGCGGCTCCTGTACAGAACTCTATAGCCGTTTCAAGGAATGAGAACTCTTTGCTCAGGCCCTTAAAGTTAAATTCCTTGTCCCAAACTACAAGACGGTGTCTATACACTGAGTCTTTTTGGTTTAAATAGTTACGCCACAGTTTTACTTCGTGAGTAAAGCAGATGTAGTAGTCGCCCCAAGAAATGACGTGTGAACCACCACGCTGGTCAATTGGAGATGGTGGTGTTTCTTTTACAATTTCCTGCTTACACTCTGGTTCCTTTGGATTAGCCCAAACAACTTCTGTTGGCATTGTCCACTTAACAAAATGGTAAGGCTTATCAAGAACAGGCATCCAGTTTTTTTCGCAATATGAAGTTGCTTCGTTCACGGGCGCGGGAACGCGTACGCGTGAGACTTCCTTTACTGTCCAATTATCTTTGTCTATAGTTAATTTACTATATTCCATACGACCCTGACCATTAGGAGTTGTATCTCGCCTAACACCTATGGCGTAGTAATCGCCGTCCCATTGGACTATTCGAGCATCTTCCAACCCAATAAATTCCCATATGGGTTTATGAAGTTCCAGCATCTCTATTTGAGCCGAGTTAATGATGTTTAAATCTTTGTCAAGACGACACAAATAGTTGACCGTTCTGAGGTGCTGGTCTTTCTCAGGATGCAAATAAGTAAGAGGACCCCAAGGACTAAAGAACCTTTGGTCAGCCTCTGAAATGTAGAGGGTGTAGTTAACTATCCTGAGATTTACAAGGACATCCCCATCCTTGTCTACATAAACGCTGGGGTTCATTATTCCAGTATTGTCTGGAAGGCTATGGCTTATAATTAGAGGGGCTAATTTTCCACCCTGAGAAACCGATTTATGCACCAAATTCATACCGTCACTTTAGCCCACAAGTCTCAGAAATACGAACTAACCTATGCTTGTTTAGTCGTACAGGTAGGGTTTTTATCTGTACCTTACTGATACTGCTATTTAAGGAGTCTCATGCCAACAATTTATAAGGTTCTGGGCCAGTCAGCCCCATCAGCAACAACTTTAACTACTCTCTACACAGTTCCCGCATCAACTGATGCTGTGGTTTCTACGATTGCTATCTGCAACCGTGCAGGAACCTCTGGAACATACAGAATCGCGGTTCGTCCAGCAGGTGCAGCGGTTGCAAACCAACATTATATTGTTTATGGTGCAACTGTAGCAGCCTCTGACTCAGTGCTTTTAACTTTAGGTATTACACTGGACACAACTGACGTAATTAGTGTTTATGCATCTTCAGCAGATATGTCTTTCTCAGCGTTCGGAAGCGAGATTTCCTAATATGGCAACAAGGAAGGCTAGCGATTCTAATATCGCAGGAAAGAAGTACAACGATGCTTCTGCTGGAGCATCCAAAATTGTTGACATTCCAGATTTACCAACAATTTCGTCAGTTACTAACATTCCATCTAGTAGAGCCTACAATAACGGTAGAGTAGATGTTGCAATTACTGCAGCCACAACTGGCGGCGTACCAGCGACTTACACGGTTACCTCAACTCCAGGAAGCCTTACCGCTACTGGAACTTCTCCAGTGTCGGTTACGGGGTTAAGTTCAGCAACTTCTTACACTTTTAAAGTAAAGGGAAACACAGCGGCAGGAACTGGTCCAGAAACAGCGGCTTCAAGTGCTGTAACAGCAACCACAGTACCGCAAGCCCCTGTTGCAGTTACTGCTACTAAAACTGGTCAAACAACAGCCAACGTAACCGTTAACTCAGTAGGAGCGACTGGTGGAAGCACGATAACGTCGTATTCAGCCACTTCATCTCCAGGAAGCATTACCGCTAACAGTGCTAACACTTCTATTAGCGTAACAGGACTTACTGCAGCCACATCGTATACTTTTGCTGTAAAAGCGGTAAATGCAAACGGCGACTCTGCAACAACAACGTCAAATTCAATTACTACAGATGCTGCAAACTATTCGCTACAACAGACATTTAACTCTTCTGGAACATTCACAATGCCATCAGGCAAATCAAGAATTGCAGTTATCGGTATTAACGGTGGAGACAATGGTGGTGGCGGAGGTTCAGCATCATTTAGCCCTGACTTTGGCTCGAACGCAGGTGGCGGTGGTGGCGGAGGTTCAGGTGGGGGTGTGTGGAGAATTGACCCATTTTTAACTAACTCTGGAACCAACTACTCAGTAACAGTTGGAGGAGTAAGCGGCGTAAGTAACTTTGGAAACGTTGCTAAATCTGCAAACGCCAGCGGAGGTGGAGCAGGAGGTAACGGTGCAAACGTTTCGCTCACACTTACAGGTTTAGGAACTGTCACACAGCAAGCAGGTGGAGGCGGAGGTAACGGCGGTGCTGGTGCTCGCGTGACAACAAGCGGTGGTTCCACCGAAAACCCTGACACATACTCAGGCGCTGCTAGCGGAGGAAATGGTGGTGGTTCAGTAGGTGGCGGTTCTGGCGGTTCTGGTGGTGGTTGGAATACAGTTACTTTCCCATTCCAAGCATATG